GGTCAAGGTTATACAGAATTAACAATGGTTGTTGGTAGTGATAGAGTAAGAGAGTTTGAAACATTATTAAAAAAATATAATGGAGTTAAAGGTAAGAGACATGGTTTCTATAACTTCAAAAATATTAAAGTTGTTTCTGCTGGAGATAGAGACCCAGACTCTGAGGGTGTATCAGGTATGTCAGCAAGTAAGATGAGACAAGCTGCAATTGATAGTAATATGAAAGATTTTGAAAGTGGATTACCAAAAGGATTTAGAGACGGAAAAAAATTATATCGTGATGTTAGAAAACATATGAACATTCGTGAAGAAAAAAATATGGGTGTTATGGATCAATACGAATATTTAAGAGATCAATATTTAACAGGTAAGATTTGGAACATAGATGATGTAGTTGAAGCTAATAATGTGTCAGGTAAAATCATTACAAGAGGAACTAATTATATTGCATTTGCAGACGCAAATAATAAAGTACATAAAACTTGGTTGTACGATATAGCAGAAGTCAAACAAGATAAAGATATTAAAGATAGAGAAGGTACACAACCAGCAAAGTATTATGCAAAAGATGCTGATGGTGATGCAATGTCTAAATCTACTAAACAAAAACGTGCGGCACACTTTGCAAAGAAAAAGGATGGCCCTGCTCCTGGTGATGCAAGTGGGGAAACTAAACCATCTAAGCATACTAAAAAATATCAAGCAATGTTTGGTAAAGAATCTTTTGAAGAACTAAATGAAAAGATTGACGGACTAGTTAAGAAAGCAGAGAAGTCTGGTATGCCATATTCTATTCTAAAGAAAGTTTATGATAGAGGAATGGCTGCATGGAAGACAGGTCATAGACCTGGTACTACACCACAACAATGGGCATTTGCTAGAGTGAACTCTTTTATTACTAAGTCAAGTGGAACATGGGGTAAAGCAGATAAAGATTTGGCACAAAAAGTCAAAGGTGAAGCAGTAGAAGGTAAATTTTCTAAGTTTGCTAAGATGTATGATATGAAGACTAAAGATTGGGAAAAATGGATTACTTATAAGAGTAAGAAAAATGAACAACATAGAAAAGAAATAGAAAAAATTAAAGATGAAGCATTCAGTTATCCAAATGAATATGCTAAACATACAAAGAAAGTTACACCAGGTGAAGATAAAGATAATAAAAAATATAAGAAAATAGAAATGGCTCAAGTAACTGAATGGTATGAGTCAGAAGAAACTAGAGATTTATATAAACTAAGATATGGTGCAGAATGGGAAAGTAAATTAAACGAAACATTTAATTCAATGAAAGAAAAAGTCGGAAAGGTTGATACTAATCATTCAGACGGAGTAACAAGAGTTAAATCATTTTCAGGTAAGTCTTTGATTAAAGTAGATAAAAATAAAAGAATTACGGATACTCAATCAGAGCCTGAAGAAAGTATGAAGAAAAAAATCTTTGACTTTATAAAGAAAGAATGTAAGTAAAATGGATAATCAATTAAATCAATTCATGAGTCTTGTATCTGTTGAACAGAAGAAAGCAAAAGAAGAAGCTAAGAAAGTTCAAAAGTTAAAAGAAGAAAAGGAAGAGAGACAAGCACCTAAAATAGATGTGAATAAATCTCTTGGAGATTTCTTTACTATTATTTCAGAGGCAAGAAACAATCCTATCTTAAAAGAAGAGGCGTCTATAATGACAGCCCCTACGGGTTTTGAGACAACTGACATTACAAAAGATTCAGAAGAAGTATTAAAACTTGTTAAAGAACAAAAAGATTTAAAAGAAAAACAAGAAGTAATATTAAAAGAAGAAGAAGAATTAAAAGAACAAACTATATCAGATGATGATATGAAAGCAAAAATTAAATCTTTGATATTAAAAGATAAACTAAAGAAACAGAAAAAAGAATTAGCAAAAGAACAAGAAAGATTAAGATTAGAAGAAGAAGATTTAAGAAGAATAGATAACGAAAAGAAATTAAGATTATCTCAAAAACTATTTGAAGAAAGTGGTAAGAGATTAAAACAATATGAAGAACTAGTAGCAAAAAGTCAAGCTATATCAAAAGCAGAGATAGAGATTTTTGCGGCTCAGACAAGAGAAAAATTATTAGCAGAAGCAGAAGAAAATAAAAAAGTATTAGAATTAAGTAAAAATGAAAATCAATCTAGAATTGATTCATTAAAATCTTTCTTTAATAGATTAGATTCGTTTGAAGAATCTTTGGATCAAAAAGAAAAGATAAATAAATCATTGTTGGTTGATGCTCTCAAAACAAAAGAGGAAATTTCGAATCAATTAAAAGAACAAAAGAATATTCCTGCTGGTCATGTTTATGGTCAGAATATAACTCAGTATCTTCCACCTAAGAAAGAATTAAATGAGGTGGATATGATGAGAAGAGAGTTTAATCACTTTAGAAGAATGGTTACACAGCAGATGGCATCAATAGGTGGCGGTGGTGAAGTTAATCTAAGAAAATTAGATGATGTTGATGACAGTTCAAAAGCAAATGGTTTTGCATTAAAATATAATTCATCAACAGATAAGTTTGATTTTGGTGAAGTTGCAAGTGACTTATCAGCAGTAGATCAAGATATTG